GAATAAAACAGCCAAAGCATTTAAGTCGATTAAAAAATCACTTAAATCGGTGGGTGGATCAGCGGCCGCACTCGGTAAAAACATCACCACCAAGATGCTTGCACCGATGGGTGCGTTTGCCGGTTTCTCTCTCAAAACTGCCGGTGACTTTGAGGCGGCCATGAATAAGGTATCGGCGATCAGTGGATCGACCGGTGAAACTTTAAAGGCGTTAGAAAACCAAGCCAAAGAACTCGGCCGCACCACGCAGTTTAGTGCATCCGAGGCAGCCGATGCGATGGGTTTCTTATCGATGGCCGGCTTTGATGCCCAAAAAACTATGGCAGCCATGCCGGGTATTTTGGATTTAGCGGCGGCATCCTCAACTGATCTTGCAACCACGGCGGATATTGCATCAAACATCTTATCCGGTTTGGGCATGGAAGCATCCAAGACCGGACAGCTTGCCGATGTGATGGCGAAAGCCACGGCCAGTGCCAACCTTAATGTGTTGGAACTCGGTGAGGCAATGAAGATGGCCGCACCAATGGCCGATGCTGCCAATCTCTCACTTGAGGGCATGACCGCCATCATGGGCAAAATGGCCGATGCCGGTATTAAAGGCACGATGGCAGGCACGGCGGTTAAGGCTGGTATTACTAAGCTATTAAATCCAACCAAGCAAGTGAGTGGTTTACTTGATGGTATGGGTGTGAGTATTAAAAACACCGATGGCTCAATGCGTAACTTTATCGACATCTTATCCAGCCTTGAAAAAGCTGGTGCAGGGGCATCAGAGTTTACCCGAATATTTGGTGAGCGAGCTGGCCCGGCCTTATTGGCATCGACCAAACAAGGTGTGGGTGCGATCAAAGAGTTAAAAGCCAAACTACAAGATGCAGGCGGCACGGCCAAAACTATGGCCGACACGCAAATGAAAGGTCTGAATGGTTCGATCAAAAAACTTAAATCAGCCTTTGAGGGTTTACAACTGGCGGTGGCCAATAGTGGTTTGCTCGAATGGGCAACCAAAATGACCGATAAACTCACTGCCTTTATGGCAAAGATCAGTGGCACGGGTGGGGCGATGAGTGGACTCGGTGAAAATATTGCTGCATTTGCTAAAGTGATTCAAGATAAATTGGCCGTTGCTTGGAAGATTATTAAAGATATTTTTGGTGGTTTTTCACAACACCTAGAGCCGATCAAACAAGCATGGGGTGAACTCACTAAAGCATGGGATGATTTAATGGCATCGATCTTTGGTGCTGAGAGTGCCGGCCAAGCTGAAAGCATGAAAGCCTTTTGGTCAGCGGTTGGTCAATTATTGGGTGTTACTATTAGGGTGGCAGTCGGTGCGGTCACACTTGCATTTAAAGGGTTAGGCATCGCAATTGATGGTGTCAAGGCTATTTGGAATGGTTTGGCAGTGCTTGCCAACAAGGTGATGGCAGGGGTTAAAGATGCACTATTAAAGCCGATCATACAATTGATGAAAGGCATTAAAAAAGTCGCAGAAAAATTACCCGATTTTATTGGTGATCCTGCCGAGGAAGCGATTGATCGTATGCTTAATGCTTTTAAAAAAGGTGAAGATGAAGCGGTTGGCCATTCAATCATCCCCGACATGGTGGATAAAATTGCACTCACCATGAATAAATTACCCACAGTGATGGGTGATCCGGCACGCGAGGCGGCCGATTCAGTTAATGATTCATTTAAAAGTATGGGATCAAGTGTTAGTAGTTCGATTCAAGGCATGATCAAAGGCACAACAAATTTAAAAGGTGCATTAAAGAGTATTGGCAGCGGTATTGTTGGCAAACTACAAAAGAAAATGTGGTCGCCGGTTGATACCGTGATTGATAATTGGGTTAAAAATATTGATTTTGGTGGATTCTTTGCAGGTGGTGGCCGACCACCAAAAGGCAGACCATCAATTGTGGGTGAGCGTGGTGCAGAGTTATTTGTACCTGATACCGCTGGCACGATTATCCCCAACGACCAGCTTGGTGGCGGTCAAACTATTATTGTTAATTATTCGCCACAAGTCAATGCGCTTGATCCAAGAACAGCGCAAATGGTGATTGCTGAGAATGCACCAACGATTGTCGGTGTGATTCGACAAGCATTTAATCGCAACGGCAGGACGGTGGCAATATGAGTGGCGCATATCCAACAACACCAGTGGCAAATTCAATCAGTATTACCGGTATTGCACCAACGCTTACCAGTGTCACTCACAGTTTAAAACGTCAAGCACGATCGCGTGGTGGGCAAAGATGGTTGATGGATATTAATTATCCATCCCTCACGCGTGCGCAGTTTGCACCAATTTGGGCGTTTGCGAATAAACAGCAAGGCCAATATGGCACATTCACTTATCAACCACCGATTTATAAGGACACTTCTGGCACGGCCACTGGCACGTTGTTGGTAAATAATGCAGCAGGATATGCAGCAGGCTCATCTACCATTGCCAGTGATGGCTTAACTGGCACTTTAAAAGCCGGTGATTTTATTAAGTTTGCCGGTCATGACAAGGTTTATACCCTTACCGCAGACGGCGCAACGTCACTCGCTATCGAGCCGGCACTGTTAGAAAGTGTGGCCGATAATGAGGTGATCACTTATAACGATGTGCCATTCACGATGGCATTCACCACAGACACGCAACAGATGAGCGTATCAACCGGTGGCTTTGTGGCGTATCAAATCAAACTGGTTGAGGTAGTTTAGTGGCAGATCGCGGATCAACCACAGCCTTTCAAACTGAGGTTGCCAAACTTCAAAATCAGCCGGTGCATTTGTTGTCGGTGCATTTTGACGATGAAGTGGTTTATATGAATGACGGTTATAAAGACATCGTTTACGATTCAAATACTTATCAAGCCGTTGGTCATTTTATGGGTTTTTCAGATATTGAAGAAGCCGCCGAGGTGATGGTGTCATCAATGACAATCTCATTGTCGGGTGTTGATCAAGTGTGGGTCAGTAATGTTTTAAATAAACAATACATTGATCGCACGGTAAAAATTTACACCGCTTTTTTAGACTCAGCGCAGGCACTGATTGTTGATCCAGTGTTAATCTTTGAGGGGCGTATGGATTCACCAACCATTAGTGAAGATCCAAACGGCGGTCAATCAAGTGTATCGGTGAGTGCCACCAATGCTTGGGTGGATTTTAGCCGCACCACCGGCAGACACACCAACCATGAAGAAACACAAATCCATTTTTCGGGCGATAAAGGCTTTGAATTTGCGAGTGAAATTGTTAAAGATGTAATTTGGGGCAAACCCAATGACTGAGATCATCTTTCACAATTACATTGAGTCACAAATGGGCAAGCCTTTTAAATGGGGTGAGAATGATTGCAACACCTTTATTTTAAAAATGGTGGATCATTTCCAAGGTACAGATTATGCCGCCGATGTGGTGGGTAAATATTCCACCAAACGTGGTGCGCTAAAATTTGCCAAAAAAATTGGTACATTGAGAGATTATTTACCGCTTAGAAAAATCAAAGACAATCACGCTCAAACCGGTGATCTGATTTTGGTTAAAGATCAAGTGTTTGATCGGGCGCATATTTGCACCGGCTCAAAAGTCGTATCAGTGATTGAGGATTCTTACACCACCCAACTACCAATGGTTGAGGGCGATGTTTATCGGTGGGATCTATGGGCGCAGTAGTCGGGTTCATTGCCGGTGAGATTGCCGGATCATATTTAACCAAAACCGTTGGTGGATTTTTCGCTAAAGAGTTTTTAGGCGTTGCATTCGGTAAATTAGCCGGCTCACTGATTGGCGCAGGGGTGTCTGGCTTATTAGCTGAGAAACCAGAATCGCCGGATTTTGGCGATAATTCTGCTGCTTCGGGTATGCTCATTAACAAATCAGCCAATGATGCACCAATCCCAGTAATCTATGGTCAGCGCAAAATTGGCGGCACAAGAGTTTTATTAGAGATCACCGGCACAGATAACGAATACCTGCACATGGTATTGGCCATGAGTGAGGGTGAGATTAATTCATTTGAAAATGTTTATCTGAATGACGTGCTATCCACCGATGCTAAGTTTAGCGGTTTTTTGGATGTTTATAAGCACACCGGATCAACCACGCAAGCGGCGGATTCAAACTTGGTGACAAGTGTCAGCGGATGGACTTCAAACCACCAACTCAAAGGCACGGCCTATCTCTACATTAAAATGAAATACGATCAAGATGTGTTTGCAAGTGGTTTGCCAACCATCACTGCCGATCTGAAAGGTGCAAAGGTTTATGATGCACGCACCGCAACTACCGCCTGGAGTGATAATCCGGTGTTATGTATTCGTGATTATTTAACCAACACGCGTTATGGCAGAGGCATTGAAACATCACTGATTGATGATACCTCGTTTAATGCAGCGGCCAATTACTGTGAGGAAAGTGTCACCATTGGTGGCGTGAGTAAAACCCGATACACCTGCAATGGTGTGGTTGATACTTCGCAAGGCTCGATGGATGTACTCAAAAAACTACTCACCGCTTGTCGTGGCTTTTTGATTTTTTCTGGTGGTAAATACAAACTCATTATCGACAAAGTAGAAACCGCCGCCTTTACCTTTAGTGAGGATAATATCATTGGCGCGTGGTCTATTAAGTTGGGTGACAAAAACAGCCAATTTAATAGAATGCGTGCCAACTTCTTTAATCCCGATCGCGCCTGGCAACCGGACATCGCCGTGGTGGATTCATCCACGTTGCGCACGCAAGACAATGGCCTTTTATTAGAAAAAACCATTGATCTACCATTCACCTCAGATATTGATCGGGCGAAGATGATCACCACCATTAATCTGAATCAATCACGCCAACAAATCATGTGTGAGTTTACCGCCACCATCGAGGGTTTAAGATGCGAAGTGGGCGATGTGGTGTATGTTAAACACGCCACGCCTGGTTGGGATACACTCAACTCAAACGCCGGCAAGAAATTCCGCGTGATGCGTATTACATTGCAAAACAATGATGAAGTCAGAATTTTAGCAATGGAATACGATGCTACCGCGTATGACTTTGGCACGATTGCGGTGAGTGATGCAGCGCCGAATACCAATTTGCCGGATGCCACCACTGCGCAACCACCAACGGCTATTGCTATTGCTGAGAGTCTATACTCAACTATTGGCGGTGGCGGTGTTAAAGTGCGTGTGGATATTAGTTGGAATGCGGCCAAAGATATATTTGTGCAAGAATACGATGTTGAGTGGAAAGAAAACGGCGCAAGCACTTGGAATTTTTTAACCACCACTAAGAATTTAACCGCAAGACTTGATGATGCCAATCCGGTTATTCATGATTTTAGAGTTAGATCAATCAATTCAATCGGTGTACGATCTATTTGGGCAACGCTATCCAATGTCACCATTGCCGGATTAACAACACCGCCAGTCGATGTGGCCGGATTATCGCTTGTTGCCCTTAGTGGATCAGCGCATATTTCATGGAATGTTGCCACCGATCTTGATGTACTCACGGGTGGTAAAGTGCGTTTTCGTCATTCTAATTTAACCACCGGCGCAAGCTGGGAGTCATCCACCGATATTGGCGCAGCCGTTGCCGGTCATAACACTAACGCCGTGTTGCCTTTATTATCCGGCACATACATGGCAAAGTTTGTTGATTCAACGGGTAATGCCTCGGTTAATGCTTCGAGTTTTGCAATAACCACCGTGCCGGATATTATCAAAATGAATGCGGTAACAACTAGCAATCAACATCCATCATTTACCGGCACAAAAACCAACTTAGTAGCGGTGGATAATGTACTCAAATTTGAGGCCGACACCTTGCTTGATAGTGTCACCGATCTAATGGATGATTGGGAACTCTTAGACGCGATCGGTGGCACAGACACCGCCGGCACGTATGCGTTTGATACTTATATTGATCTGGGTCAAACATTCACCTCACGTGTGACGGCAAATTTAGCCTTTAGCGCGTTTGTAATTGGTGATTTAATCGATGATCGCACCGCGCTGATGGATACTTGGACAGATTTTGACAACGCACCATCTGATGTTGAGGTGGATTTATATGTTGCCACCACCACCGATGATCCGGCAGGATCACCAACGTGGGGATCATGGGCAAAATTCACCGTGGCTGATTATTCGGCGCGTGCTTTAAAATTCAAAATCGAGGCAACTTCATCAAGCAGTGATCACCAAATCAATATTACTGAATTAAGTGTCACCATCGATATGCCGGATCGGGTGCAGGGATCAAACGGCATTCAAACCGGCACAAGCAAATTATCAATCACTTATCCGTCAGCATTCAAGGCTGTGCCATCACTCGGCATCACCATTACCGATGCCGGATCAAATGATTTATTAGAGATCACCAATGAAACCACCACCGGTTTTGATGTGGGTGTCAAACACGGTGCGAGTTATACCGATCACAAGATTAATTGGTTGGCTCGTGGTTATTAATTTTAAAAGGAGTAAATAAAAATGGCAACACATGATTATGTCATTGCGAATCAGACCGGTGCAAATACCCGTTCTGATCTCAACAATGCGTTCAGTGCGATTGTTAGCAATAACAGTAGTGCGACAGAACCATCAACTACTTATGCTTATATGGGTTGGGCAGATACAGCGAATGACTTATACAAGGTCAGAAATTCAGCTAATAGTGCTTGGGTTAGTGTGTTTACACTTTCAACGGGTGCAATTATAACTGGTGGTCTTGATCTAACAACCGATCAATCTTGGACTGGTTCTCAACGTGGCACAGTAGTAACGGACAACGATGGTTCGTTTGATATGAACGGTGGCAACAACTTTAAGTGTACTCCAGCTGGTGCAATAACTCTAACATTCACTAATATCACATCTGGTCAGAGTGGCTTTGTCTTATTAGTTAATAGTGGTGGACATACGGTATCAGCACACGCTAATTCAAAGGTAGATGCGACTATCCTAGCTACAATCTCAACAGCTGGTACATATCTTATCGGGTATTTCTCAGACGGTACTAATGTTTATTTAACTAATTCAGCAATCTATGCGTAGGAGGTACTATGTCTATTTTACAAAATAGTATTGTTCCCGTTGGTACTACTGGTGGCTATGAGATTGACAACTCGTTAAGGTTTAATGACGATGACTCTGCTTATCTAAGTTGGACACCAGCTAGTGCTGGAACTCGTACTAAGAGGACTTTCAGTGCTTGGGTTAAAAGAGCAAACCAAGGTGAGCAAGACATATTTGGGGCTGGTACTGGTAGTGCTGGGTTTTTAAAGTTTCGTAGTGATGGCGTTCTTCAGTTTGGTGACTACACGGGTGGCTATGTATTTCAACTTCGTAGTAACGCTTTGTATCGAGACCCTTCTGCTTGGTATCACATAGTTGCTGTTTATGATACGGCTAATGGTACAGCTACACAAAGACAAAGATTATATGTAAACGGTTCAGAAGTATCTTATGGTACTCAAACTAACACAACAAGTGTTGGCGACATTAACAATAATGTTACTCATTGGCTAGGACACACATCTAATAGTGGCTCTATTCAGTATTTAGACGGCTACCTATCAGAAGTACACTTCATAGATGGCACAGCACTAGACCCTACATCATTTGGTGAGACTGGTGACTACGGTGAATGGAAAGCAAAGAAGGTATCTGGATTAACCTATGGTACTAATGGCTTTCACCTTGACTTTAAGAACTCAGGCACACTAGGTAATGATGCTAATGGTTCTAACAACTGGACTACGAGCAACCTAGCCAGTACAGACCAGATGCTAGATACGCCTACTAATAACTTCTGTACGATTAACCCACTTGATGTTCAAACAGCAGGTAAGTTATCTGAGGGTAATCTTCAAGCAAACCCAGGTATGAGCAGGAGTAGAGGTACAATAGGTGTATCTTCGGGTAAATGGTACTATGAGTTCTACCTTAAAGACCAAACTAGCTCAACCATTGATGTTGGTATTAGAGGAGTCGGCACTAAAATATCTGATAATAATACAGACTTTGTTAGAATAGGGCATCCTAACAGTTCTGGAGTAGGTTTAAATATAGCAGGTACAACAACTGGCCCTTTTGGCTCTGTTGCTAATGGGGTAATTTTAGGTGTTGCGTGGGATATGGCTGCTGAAACTATTTCTTTTTACAAGAATGGTGCTGCTATCGATTCAAACTTAACAAATGTAGATTATTCTAGCATATCTAATAAGGATGTATTAGCCCCACATATTATTGTTAATAATGGTAGACGGGGTATAGCAAACTTCGGACAAGATTCATCATTCGCTGGTAACAAGACAGCACAAGGCAATCAAGACGGTGGTGGCATAGGTGACTTCTACTACACACCACCATCAGGTTTCTTAGCATTATGTACTAAGAACTTACCAGACCCTGCTGTGATACCTAGTGAGCATTTTAATACTGTTACTTATGCTGGTAACGGTGGTTCTAATACTATTACTACAGGATTAGCCCCAGACTTAATCTGGATTAAACAGAGAAACGCTGGAGATTGGCATCATCTATTTGATGAAATAAGAGGTCATAATAACGCCTTATTTTCTAATGATACACAAGCAGAAAGCACTAAGGCTTGGGGTATGTCCTTAAACGCAGACTCATTTTCAACAACTACGAGTAATGGCGCGGTGAATGGCTCTAGCTCTACTTATGTATCTTGGAACTGGAAAGCAAACGGTACTGGAGTATCTAACACTGATGGTAGTATCACCTCAACGGTAAGTGCTAATGCAGATGCTGGGTTCAGTATTGTTAGTTATACTGGTACTGGTAGTGCTGCTACGATAGGTCACGGATTATCTTCTGCACCAGAGATGATTATTGTTAAACCTAGAGATGGCTCAAGTAATGGAAAATGGTCTGTATATGATTCTACTAACGGAAATACAAAAAGACTATATCTAAATACGACTGCTGCTTCTGCTACTTCAGGTGGTTGGTCAAACACTAGCCCAACAAACACTGTTTGGACTATGGCAAGTTATGCTGAATTAACTGGTAGTGGTACTAACTTTATTGCATACTGCTTCCACAGTGTAGATGGCTACTCAAAGGTAGGCTCATATACTGGTAACGGAAATTCAGATGGTACATTTGTTTATACTGGGTTTAGACCCGCTTATGTTCTTATTAAAGGCTCTTCAGTTGCTGAGAATTGGAATCTTTATGACTCAGCCAGAACCCCAGAAAACGATTCTTTAGATGAGAGATTGAAGCCCAACTCAAGTGCGGCTGAAGTTACATCAGATATGATTGACTTTACGTCAAATGGATTTAAGATAAGAACAACAGATGGAGAGATAAACACCTCTGGTGCAACATATATATTCTTATGCTTCGCAGAACACCCATTTAAACATACTAACGCCAGATAACAGGAGAACATAATATGTGGTTATACAATTCAACAGTAATAAAAACACCAAGGTCAATAACGGTAGGTGACATCACTTACCCATCAGCAGTCTTTAGAGATGCTGAACTATTAGAGTCATTAGGTGTCACTCCTTATACTGAAACTAGAGTTGACAACAGATACTACTGGACAGGTAATGTAACAATAGCAGATGGTGTAGGTACTTATGAAGCTATCCCTAGAGATGTAGATACGCTTAAAGAAGGTATGCTAGGCACACTTAACTCACAACTAGGCTCTAAGCAAGGTGCTATTGATTGGTACTGGGCTAGAGCTTCTAAAGGTGGCAAGGCTGTACCTGCTGCAATTAAAAAGTATGCAGCAACTATCTACGCTGAACAAGTTACTAAGGAAGCAGAGGTTACTGCTCTAACTACACTAGAAGATGTAATGCTCTATGAAGCTACACCTTATACAGAGGTTAGAAAGGTTAAGCATACTTCTGAAGATGGCACTGAAACCTATGGCCCAGAGACTGATAGCTATACTCGTGAGATTAATATGACGATGCACTTTGATGCTATTGACCCACTGGCTGATATTGATCCAGCATTTGTATCTTTGACTAAGGACTGATGAATGGAACTATCCGATGTTGTATTGGCACTGGTCGGAATCATCTCAGCAATCACTGGTGGTGTCGTTAAGTCATTAGTGGCTGATTTAAAAGGTGTTGAGAAACAGATAGGTGCTTTGCCAAAGGAATATGTATTGAAGTCAGAGTACCACGATGACATTAAAGAGATTAAACACTTGATTGAGAAGTTGTTTGATAAGGTTAATGAGCGGTGAGCGAAAAACAATTAATTGATAAAGGATATATCAAGGGTGAATATCTTGGCTCTGGTGTTTGGCGTTGGGTTAAAAAATGATTGCCATTGAGTCGATTGTGTTAATCGCTGATTGTGCTTTGTTTTATCCGTATCTATTATGCGTTTAATATACGCACTTTTAATCTCTACCCTATTAATGGGTTGTCAAAGTTTAGAGTTCCGTAATTTGGGCAAGTCTGGGGCATCTGCTACCGTTGCTTACCTTATTAATCCTCTCGCTGGTGTTGCTACTTTAGCCACTGCGATGGCTTATGATGAAATCATCCCAGATCAACCAAGTGTTGAGCAAATAGAAACCAAAG